ATCACCCCGGCCCAGTTCCAGGAGATCTTCAAGCCCTATCAGGAGAGCGGCGATGATGTGGTCTGCCTGTTCATCTCCACCATTACAATCTAATCCGAACATTTTTGTAACGCTTGACGTGTTCGGGTTAGTCGTTCAGATTGAACGCTAAAAAATAACCCCGCTTTCCGGTAATGGAAGGCGGGGTTATTCTATTCCGCTGAATGAAGTACACATACCAACGCCGTGTAGTAGTGTAAAAGTGCCGTATCTTTGAAGCGGTACAATACCGAATTTTCCATGTTAAGCGCCGCTTGAAGTTTAATCCGGTCAGCGCGTCCGTGATTTCTGTTGATATAGAACCATTCAAGCACGGCTTGTTCTTTCTCCGGCAACTGCGCCAGCGTCTTTTTAATCAGCGCCGCCCGCTGCCGATCCTCGGCGCTGCTGCTGTCTGCAAGCTGCCTGTACTGCGTAAGATCGTAAATCGCCATTTCTTTCAGTTTAGAGAAGTCCACCCGTTATTCCCTCCAATTCTTTTATGTATCGCCGTTTCCATTCGTTTAATTGTTCTTCCGCCGCTAATGCCCGCTCCGGTGTCGTGCTTTCATACGAAGGAATTTCCGGCGGATCGTCGAAGTTTGAATAATAGTACCGCCGTAACGGTTCGTTTTTGCTTAATACGTTTAGCGCTTTGTTTTTTACACGGAACGCCTGTTGTGCGTCCGTAAGTCCTAATTCTTCCGCAAGCTGCGCCGTGCTTTTCTCTTCAAAGTACACCCCTTGAATAATTGCCCGCTGCTTTTGGCTTAAATCCTCCAGCGCGGCGGTAATCAGCTTTGAAAGCTCGCGTTGCTCAATAATCTTTTCCGGATCGCCGCTATCATCGGAAACAAACTCTTCTAATTCGTCGCCCTCTCCCTGCTTCGTTTCCTTGTTTAGTGAAGCTGGATCGGGCGGCAATTCCCATATTCGCCCGCGATCGCTGCGGACGCGCCGAATGCCAAGCATTTTATTAACGCAATCCGTATAGCGGTATTTCAGATATGACGTGAAACGGAATTGCTTTGCCGGATCGTATGCGTTTAACGCCTCGATCATTGCAAAATACCCGCATTGTATAAAATCTTCATTATCTACAAAAGCGGAATATTTTTGTTGCGCTGTCATGTAATACCGTGCTGCAAGCATGGCTATTAAATTGCGTATCTGTCCCCAGAGGATCGGCAACAATTCATTTTCGCCCGCTTTGATACGCTCGGCTAATTCCTCGTTGCTCCACGTCGCCGCCATGCGGTTATACCTCCGCCGTGTCCGGCTCTACAACTTCTATATCTTGATCGTTCGACAGCTTGCAATAAAGGCTAATATCATCGGTATAGCCTTCGTAGTTGTCTATGCGTTTAATGTCGTAGAACTTGCCGCCGTACTCCACCAGCATTTCCGTTGTTACGTCGGTTCTATGATTGACCGTGAAAACAACCTCTTCCGCCGCGTTCACCATTGCTGAAGCGTAGAACTCGCTTCCGGACAACTGACGATAGTAAGCCCACAACTTCCCGCTATGGATCGGTCGCCATTCTTCCGTGCTGAACCCGTGTTCGTTTGTCGTGCTTGTAAAAGCAATAATGCGGATTTTCTTATCTTTCAGCTTCATTCCTGCCGCTCCCTCCGTTATAGCGTCCGTATATATTCTTCGTATTTCTCTGTTAAACCTACATAAGCGTCAAGCAGGCTTGCCATGCCGTCTATGCGCTGCTTTGCGGCTTGATTTTTGACCGGAACAATATTGCCGTTTACGTCGGTTTTAACGCCTGTGTTTGTCAAACACCATTTCAAGATCGGGTGATTGTTATAAACAATCCGCTTCGCCTGCAAGTCTGCGCCCATGTTCTGCATAGGAAGTGAAAGCGTTTTTGCGCCCTGTATGCAAGGGATCATATTAAACCCGCTCGCCTTCATTTCCTCAACCCAATACCGGGCGCTCCATGCGTCATAGTAAACCCAAGCGGGAACGATCTTGTATTCCGCCGCCATTTCCAAAAACCACGCCGTTACGTCCTTGTAATTGATCGTGTTTCCGGCGCAAGTGCGCAATAGTCCGCGATCCCGCCACTTGTCATAGGGTATCTTTTCTTCCGCCACGCGGCGCTCTAACGTTTCTTCCGGTATCCAGTACATTTGCGTAACGCACCGTTTCCCCGTGTCCTTGTCGATCATCAAGAGCGTTGCGCACGTCAGATCAAGCGTTTTCGATAGGTCAGCGCCGCCGATCGCAAACTTGTTCTTGAAGCGGGCAAGATCGAACGTTTCCGCGTTGTCGATGTCCTCATAGGTCAGCCATGCCGTGCTTAACGTGTCCTTGATATTGAAATCCTTTACCAGCAGGCCGCGCAATTCGTTGGGGTTATTCTGTGCGCGGGCAACCTTTGTTTGAAGATCGTCAATTTTCTTGATCGTGCCTAACGCGGGGTTTGCCTTCTGCCATGCCTCCGGCTGTGTCCATTCCTCGCGGCTGTCAAGCTCATAGAGGATCGGAAGAAACGTATCATCTTTGAAAACGCCGTCAACGATATTGCAGGCCGTCGCATACATTTCATCAAAGATGTTTTCGCGGATCGTTCCAGCCGTCGTTATCATAATCAAGAGCGGCTGGCGGCGGGCGCTCTGCGATTGCTTCATAACCTCGTATAAATTGCGGTCTTTAATGCCGTGCAATTCGTCGATCACGACGCAATGAGAATTTAGGCCGTCCATGCTGCCGCTGTCCTTGCTCAACGCCTCCATTTTTGAAAACGTGTTTGCAAAGTATAGATCGCCCTTGCGCTTGCGTACAAGCTCGCGCAACTGTGGGCTTTGCTTAATCATGTTATAGGCCTCTTCAAAGATAAGCCGCGCTTGATCCCGCTTTGTGGCAACGCAATAGATTTCCGCGCCCGCTTCGCGGTCGGCGATCATCATATAAAGCGCAATGCCCGCCAGCATGGTACTTTTGCCGTTCTTTCGGGCAACGTAGAACATTGCTTCGCGGTACTGCCGCAAGCCCGTTTCTCTATCGACGAACCCGAACAGCGCGGATATGAAAGCCTTTTGGAACAATTCAAGCGTTACGGGCTTGCCCGCCCACTCGCCCTTTGAATGCTTGCAGAAGCGTTCTATAAACTCAATCGGGCGCAAGGCCTTCTTTTCGTCAAAGATGTACCGTGCGCCCGCTTCCGGCGCTTCGATCCGCCGCGCCAGCTCTTCATAAACCTTCCGAACCCTGCGCGAAACAACGTATTTACCGCCTTCAATCGCCCTCCAATATTCAAGAATGTAATTCAAGGTTTATCCCTGCTTTGTGATGAAGTCCAGCACTTCATTTTTCTTCTTGCTGTCAACCTCCGGCGGCGGTAATAGGTCGGTAAGCTGCTTATAAAGAAGGCTGTAACGCTGGATCGTCGTATTATAAGACTTCAAAGCAGGGCTTTCCCGCAAGAACTCTTGTTTACCCTGCTTGAAGTGGTCAACCGTGCCGTTTTTCTTGATCTTTTCGCGCAAATCTGCAAGGGTTTCCGCCACGAAAGATATTTCAACAATGAGCTTTTCGGCTATGTCTTTGCGATCCGCCGGAACAAGTTTTAATATCTTTTTGAGTTTGCGCACGTCCTTCAATCTCTCATTATCTCTATCGTTTGTCATGGCAAATCACCCCGTTTCAATACTACCCGTTCGGGCTTTTACCCTCCCCTCATACGTGCGCCCGTGGAGAGGAAAAGACAGGTTGCCCCCTGACGGTGCATTTTCCCCCTCTAAAAAATTTTAGTGGGGGGGTATTTCATCGCTGCGTCGTGAAGCGTCGTACTTCTCGAACCATTCCGCCGCCAGCTTTTCATTTAGCTTCCGGTTGTGCGCTCTGCTTTCGTCGCTCTGAATGCGTCGTATGCACTCTTCAAGCGTTGTCGGCATTAGAACAACCTCCGCCCGCAATTCGTCGGCAATGGCTTTCATTTCCCGTGTGTCTGCGATCGTCGTTATCACAAAGGCGCGTTCCCATCTGCCGCGCCGCGCCTGTATGATCTGATATAGCAATTCCCGAACTTCCAGCGCAACGGACAGGATCGGCGCATGGTTCAAATGCACGTTGCCCGTTTCACCGTTCAGCGCTGCGCACAGATAATCAAGATCAACAACTAAATCGTTGCCGCTTTTATGCTGCGCAACGTATGTTGTTTTCCCGCTCGCCGGACTTCCGCACACAAGAAATACATTCGCTTGCTTTATTACGTTGCCTTCATCATCGAAGGCAATACCATTCAATCGCGCCGCCTGCCCTCGCGCCTTCATATCCTGCGAATGCTCTTCCGCGTGGCACTTTTCGCAAACGGCTTTCAGATTGTCCCAATTCAACGTTATATCCGGATCGTTGACGTTCCACGGCTTGATATAGCGAATATGGTGGACTACGGAAGCCGCCCCACCGCAACGTTCGCAAATATAGTGCTGGCTTTGCAAATAAGCCTCGCGCGTCTTGCGCCACTCCTTGCTGTCATAGAACGGCCTCGCGTAGTCCTTCGCCATACCCTTAACCCCTTTCCGCTTTCAGTTGAAGCGTTTTCAAAAGGCTGTCAATAGTCCGCTGTATCTTGTCAGCGTCTACCCGCTCCGCATGATACCAAAGCGTAAGAATGAACTTTCCCGCCGTATCTGCTAACGGTTCGGTTTTCTGTGCCTCCGCCGGAATGCCCGTGCAAAGCTCGATATAGTCCGGAATAGCCGCAAGCAATCCCGTTATAATATCGTCGTTGTCGGTGTTATCCAGCCGTAACGCTTCGCGGGCTTGCTCTAACGTAAGCATTGCACCCGCTCCCGATTAAGTCGCCGAACGTGTCAGCTTGATAAAGGCCTCTTCTACAATGGGCTTGCAATCGGCAACCGCCATAGCGCGGTAATCAATGCGCCCGCTCTTGAAACTGCTTTCGCGGGAAGCCTCGATCGTGATACCCTCCGGCAGATTGTAGCCCATGTAGTTGAAGTTACCGAACAGGATAGTTTCCGCCGGGAGGTAATCATCAACAACGACAGGGAAGCCAAGAATTTTTCCGATCCCCTCTGCCTTCGGATCAGCAATGAAGATCGGTCGCCCGTTGCTGTCCACCATGCTGTAAAACAGGTTGTACAGCGCGGCGTTGTTCATTGCCCAGCAAGCGCCGGAAGCGTACCCGCGTTTCAGCGCGGCAACAACCTTCACAACGTCGGCATATTTCAGCCCGTTTGTTTTGTGGAAGGTAAAGGCGTTTGTATCGCCCCAAGTAATGCCGTTCAGAACGCCCGTACCCTGCGAAGAACCCGTACCGTTTACAAGGCCGTCCGCAATGCAGGCCATCACGCAATTAGTAAGCTCTTCCACAAGGTAGCTTTCAAATGCGGCAATGCTCATGCTCTGCACTTTGACGCTGATAGAAAGCACCTTCATAATTTCGTAGCCGTCGAAAGAAACGGTTGCGACGCTGGGCGCTGCGCTGTCAACCGCTGCGCCCTCGGTGTGCCAGCTTGCAGCGGCGGCGGGAGTACCGACGGGGATAGCGATTTTAGAAGGCACATTGAAGGAACGGCAAATGCTCATAATGCCGCCCATCGTGCGGGCTTTGCTGATAACCTCGTTCAGCGTCTGCGTGGGGAGAACCGCCGCAACGTTGCCGGAAGTGCCGTAAGCGTCTGCCCGCTGCTCGGTCATGGCGCGATTGAAGGCCGCTTCCTCAAAGCTGTTCAGCTTGCGCCCCAGCAGGCGTTTCATAAACGCGCTGCGGTATTCGGCGCTGTTGAATACGTCGCCTTCGGTAGCCTCATAGCTTGCGCGGCGCTCGAAGGTCATACCCGCGCCCGCCACGGGGTTAAAACTGTTCTGCTGCCCGCCTGCGGCGCGGCTCTGTACATTCTGCTTCGCCTGCGAAAGTCCTTCAAGCTCAATATTGAGCGCGTCCACGTCGGCGGTTGCGTCGGTGGCAACAATGTTCTTGATCTCTGCCGCTCTGCGCTCGATTTCCTCCAGCGTAGAAGTGCGGTAATGGTTGAAAGCCTCTGCAATAGTCTTGAATTTCATTTTGTATTCCTCCGTTTGATTGAAATAATGGCGTTTGCCGTTTCTGTGATCTGCTTTGCGAAGGCAAGGTTTTCACTTCGCGCCGCTTTTGGGTTGTTGCTGCCCTCGTAGCCGGAAGCAATTTTCTTCTGTTCCCGCTCCAAGATGTCAATTTGCCTGTAAAGCACTTCTGTAAGCGATTTACGCGGCTTGTCCTGTGCGGCCTCCGCCGCCTCGGTCTGCTCCCGCTCCGGCTCGGCGGGCTTTTCGATATGGATTTCAATTTCTGTTGTATTCCCGTCCTGCTTGACAATGGCGGGCTTTACAACAATGCCGTTTTCGTCTGCCATAGCGTTATACCTCTTTCATCAGAATTGAATTTGCCTTGATAATGGCTTTCGCCCTCTCCGCCGCCGTAGAAGTCCATGCGTTAATAGCGGATCGCGCTTCAACGCTGGTCTGCGGATAAGCAGGGAACGGAACGACGCTGATTTCATACACTTTTTCAATCTTTGTGATCGTGCGTGTATTTGTCGCCGCGTCGTAGCTGTCGCCGCCCTCCGGCACTTTGAAGGCGAAGGACATCCCGGAAAGATCGCCGCGCTGTACTGCCGTATAAACGCTTCGCGCTTCCTCGGTGTCCGGTAATTCTGCAACCATGCTTAACCCTGCCGCGTCAAGCGTCAGTTGCATTGTTTTGGGCGTTCTCGCAAGCGGTACTTTGTTCAAGTCGTGATTGTAGAACAATCTCGCGTCGGACAAGTCCGCATGATCCAGCGCCCCCGCTCGGATAATTTCAATAAACGTGCCTGCCGGATCGTTTATCTTGGTGGGCTGATCGTAAACAATCGGCCTACCCTCTAATTTAAGAGCCTTCGCTGCGCCTGCCGCCGCCGCGTCCGCTCTTATTTCGCATACTCTAATTTCCTTCATCTGTTGCGCCGTCCTTTCCGTCGCCTGTAATATGTTCGCTTGCGATAATTATTAGATCAAGCCATTCTTTGTAAAGTGCGTAAAGCTGTATCGGCTTGAAGCCCTTTGTTTCCGGATCAAATACCGCCATAAGCCCCGCCGTTATGTATTCATCTTCCGGCGTTTCCTCTATACCGCTTATGTCCTGCCTTTGAAAGCTGGGAAGATCGGCGATGTCGCTTGCTTTCGCGTAAAGCGGTATATGTGGGTATTCGTCCTTCACGCGATCTTGTGTTCCCAGCAGCATAGCCATGATATATTTATCCTTCATCTGCTGCCCCCTCCTTTCCCGCGTTCGCCTTTGCAAGCTGGTATTCCTCCGCCTTGTCTGCGTCAACGTAGTTTAGCGATTGAATGCGGCGATCTCCGCCGGAAACGCTCGGAAGGTTCAGAATTTCCAATGCTTGATTGACCGTAAGCAATCCCATAGGCATAATTTCACGGATCAAGTTTACTTTCGTCGCGTTGCTGGTGAATTGAAGCCGCCCGCTCTCGAACAGAATAGAATTGCCGAAGGCTCTTTCCCGATCGTTGAACAACTTGCGCGTAAATTCAAGGCTTAATTGCAGCGCCAGCGGCTCAATGACGCTTTCATAGAACGCCGCCCATTGGTTTTCATCGTAGCTGCTGTTTACGATCGCTTCCGAAACGCCTAAATAGTCGTAAATCTTCGTTTTCACGGCCTGCATTTGCTTTTCGTCGATCGCATACGGCTTGTTGTCGATCGGGATATACTCGGCGGCGCTGTCAAGTACGGCAATACCGCCGTTGTTGTTGATGTTCAAATAGTCCTGTATGAAGTTTTCGCGCATTTCCTTCAAGATGTCGGCATTCGCAAGCTGTGTGCGTTTCAGAATGCCGCGAATGCTCGCGCCCGTCTTGATCGCGGAAACAATGCCTTCATTCTGCGCGTGGGCAAGCTGTAACGCGGGGGAAAGCGCGTCGTTCGGATCGCCTAAAATTAGATTACTGTTGAAATTGCGGCGAAGATGAACAATATCCGCATACGGTAAAATGACCTCTTGCCCGCCGGGGAAAATAAAGCGGCAATAGAACGCGCCCGCCGGATCGGTCATAAACTCCGCATGAACCGGATTGAGTGGGAACACAGCGGCGCATTGCCCGCGTTCGTCCCTCTGAATGTACGCAAAAGCGTTGTTGTACAGAAAATAGTGGGTAAACAGCTTGTACAGCATATCGAATGCGGACATATACGGGTTTGGCTCAACCTGTAACAGGCGGTTTAACTTGCAATCTCCCGTTACCTGTTCGTGATCCCGATACTTGATAATGTGCGATCCTTTCAGCTTTGCAGCATTGCGGGCGATCGCGTCAACGGCACTTCTGAAAATGTCGTTGCTGTATGCGTTCCCGCTCCATGCTGAAAAGGCATTCCCGCCGCCGATGATTTCCGCGCGGCTTGTTTCCCGTGCTGGCGGCTTTGCCCTCCCAAAAATACGGCTAAAAATACTCATTCTTCCGTTTCCACCTCTTCCACGTTCCATTTGCCTTCATTGCCGCCGTTTTTGCTCATTTCCTCTTGGAAAACCTCTCGCATACGGGCTTGAATTTTGTCCCTCATGCGCACATCTGCAAGGGTTTTCCACGGGCGGGCTGGAAGTCGTGAAGTCCCAATTTCATATACATAGCCTTTTAGTGCATTCGGAACGCCGTGGCGGTCATAGCCTGTCGGGCGGATCGTGATATACTTTCCGCTATCGCCCTTCTTGATCTTTGACGCTTTAATAGACTTGATAAGATCGCCTGTGTCCCGTATCTCGTATTCCTTCAAAGCGGCCTGCATTTCCTCACGGGCTATCTTCGCGCCCGCGTGTAGCATATGATTAACTGTTCCGCTGACTTTCGCGCCCCTTGCTTGAAGCTGATATTGAATGCTGTCCAGCCCCGTAAACGTGAACTTTGCCATTTTGCGCCCTCCTTTCCTCCTGCTCCTGTTCGCTGCGCCGTTCCTGCTGACAATCGCAACTTTCCGAAGGATCAAGGGCGCAACCGCAATGCGGGCATACTCTGAAATACATTTCCGTTTCTCCTTTCTGTCTGCTTTTCTATGCAGGGGGAAAGAAGAACCTTTCCGCCCGCGTTCCTCTTTCCCCCTGCAACCCCCTTTTACCTTCGCGTGGCGGACAGAGAGAAAAAGAATATTTCTTGTTTTCCTGCTTTGGTTATCGAACCTTACTTATTTACAAGGCCTTCAAGGCTGATCCGCAATCAGCATTTCAGAGGCCGTTTCCGGTTGTTCGGCGGCGGCGCTTCCGCCGCGTCCTCGCTGCGAACGTACTTGAAGCACATATAGCCGTAACGGTTCGTCTTTGCTTCCACAAGTCTGTAACCCTTCGGCGCTCGCGGCGGCTTGCTCTCGGAATACTCCCGCTTCGCTTCCGTCGCCGCTTCCTTCTCCGGCTGGCACAAATTCCGCGTACCCTTGTAATGGTGGCGCGTCCCTCTCTCCGGTGTCCAATGGTCGAAAAGGTAATTTGCAAGGCCTGTATAATCCTGCCCGTGATCTACGCCGTTGTAGTAATTGTGTTCCCGCAAGTGTTCAATGCGAATGATCGTTCCGCCGTCCCATTTCTCCCGTATCTGCTCTTCGGTCAGCCCATTAGATACCATGTGAAAGTGAATGCGGCTCGTTGTCTTGCCTCTGCCGGGGTAAAGCGCTATTTGCGCGTCCGGATTTAACCGCCGTAACCGCCGCCAAAACGGATTTATGATCCCGTCCGCCTCGGCGAAGGTATGTACTTCGTGTTCGTTGTCCAGCGTGATTGTGGTATAGAGGGAAGCGGGGGAAAACGTCGCGTTGAACATTCGCGCATGATTTCGACGTGCTAACCGCTGCTTGAAGTCCTCGTATTCCTCCGCGCTGCTGAACCGTGGGCGCGGCTCTGCCTTCTTTACGTCCTTTGTCCGATCCGGCAAGGTGTACACCTCCTGCTCACATACGCTACCCGCGAAAATCCTTCTTTTTGCTCGCATTTTTTGGCCTCCTGCCTTGACAAAAGGCCGTACAACTGCTATAATTTATTTGTAGTGAATAGCTGTTGTATAGCCCTAACGTTCATCGGTTGCCCGCCGATGGGCGTTATTTTTTGTCCTCTTTTTTCATAATGCTACTGCCTCCAGCAATTCCGCTATGTATGGATCGCGGCGGCGCTCCGGTGAAAGCGTCCGGACGGCCTCGCGGCATTCCTCGCGCCTGCATACGGTTTCCTCAAGATCAAACGAAGATGGGTGAAGATTGTAAAAATCGCGCGAATTTTTCTCCCCGCCGTCAATCAATTCATCAAGTGAAAACACGTCTGCACTTCTTTTCGGTGCGTTCCGCTTCCGGCACTCGCTCTTGAATGTACCTTCTAACGCGTGTTCGACGTAATGCGGGAAGCTGCTCCCGCCCGCTTTGCTGAACGTGAATAGAGCGCGGGCGAATACTACCAGCCCTTCGGAATACGCTTCGTCAAAGTCATAATTGTAATATTGCCGCCTATACCATACCGCGTCGCGCAAGCGATCAATGTACATTATGGCGTATTGCTCCCGCTCCGCCTCCGTTAAAAGGTTTTCCGTGTCCTCGACGGGTTCAACGTACCCGCTGCATATTTCTTCCGGCTCAACCGACAGCGCCGCCGCGATCTTCATTGCAACGGTATTGGAAGCGGTTTTCTGTTTACCCTGTTCAAGTAAGCACAAGTATGGCGCAGATATACCGACCGCCCGCGCAAGCGCCGCTTGTGATTGTTTCCGAAGTTTGCGAAGGGTTATAATGTGATCGGCGCGTATTTCTACGCTGATTTCGTAAGACTTCATACCGCGCCGCCCTCCAACGAAAGAACCTTGCAAATGATATGCGCCTTGAATGCCTTGCCCTTGTATGCGTCAAGATATGTCGCATAATTCGCCCGTGCGATCTCCGTAATGATCCCGCGCGGCAACGGAAGGGCGGCAAAGTCTAACGCAAATTCGTAATAATCCAGCTTCCGGCGGTTCTGCTCCCGATCCTCTGCGCCCATTTGGAAGCTCTCTTCTTCCATGCTCCGGTATTCCTTCTCGATCGCGGCTATCTGTATCGGGCTTGATCCCCATACCTCCGTTTCGTAACCCTCATACGGGGAACGACCGCCGCCGCGCTTCTTTTTCCGCTTGCTCATTGTTTACGCTCCTTTCGCTTCCGACGGCCTGCCGTATGAAGTTTCTTTCGGTAAGCAGCCGTATTTCTTCTTGTGCCATGCCTCGAACTTCGCTTGATTGTCCGGATCGTCGAAGAAACTTCCGATCGCTTCAAACAAGCCCCGACAATGCGCCGCCATGACGGGCGCGGGCATTGTGTCAAGCTGTACTGTTATCCCGCTCATGTGTTAGGCCTCCTTTTCAAGAAATGTCGCCGCCGGAACGGTAAGCGCCTTGCAAATCGCTACATAGTCCGAAACGGTAAGGCGCTGCTTCCCGCTTAAAATAAGATTGAGTTTCGGCGGCGCAATGCCGCTTTTTTTGCTCAACGTTGTTTGCTTAATTCCTTTTTCAGAGATATAAAACTTGATATTTCCTGCTACGTTCACTTCGTCCGCCTCCTTTAATTTCGAACTTCGAAGTTACAAGTACATTATACGGTTCGAATTTCGAAATGTCAATAGGATTTTTTCGAATTTTGAAGTTTTCTATTTACTAAATCGAAATTTTCTGATAGAATAGCAACGGGAGGCGATACCATGACATTTGGCGAACGCTTGAAAGAACTGCGTAAAAAAAGAGGACTAACCCAAAAAGAGTTAGCCCAACTTATCAGCGCAAAAAATAATTCCGTGAGTAATTGGGAAAACGATCAAAATATACCCACCGCAAGTGTTGTTTTTTCTCTTGCTCGTGCGCTCAATGTTACCGTTGAAGATTTAATAGGCCATTACAGCATGGACGAAGTAATAGCAATAGGGGAAAAACCTTTTGACGAACGAACCCGCTATGAAAAGCTGGTCTATAATGTTTTTCACGAATATTCTTCCGATATTGGACGTGGGTTAAAAGCGGCTGGTGGTTCTTTTGAAAGTTTTGCGCAAATCCTCGATAATATATTGACAGAGCAAGCGGAAAACGATACTTCTATTGATCCCGAACGTGCGGAAAGTTTAAGAAATGAACTGCGCGGGATAATGTCCGGTTATAACTCTCTTACCGACGAAGGGAAAGAATTTGTAAAACAGTCCTTAAAAACTGCGCTTGCCGCTTATTCTAAAGGCGCGGAGGAACAGTAATGCCGGAAGCATTAAACGCGGTCATATACGCCCGCTATTCCTCCGATCGTCAGACAGAACAAAGCATAGAGGGACAATTACGGGAATGTTACGCATTTGCGAAAGCGAATGATATAGCCGTAATTGATACCTATATTGACCGCGCTATCAGCGGAAAGACAGACAACCGCCCCGCCTTTCAAAAGATGATAGAGGACAGCGCAAAGCGTCAGTTTCAAGCCGTCATTGTGTACCGCCTCGACCGCTTCACCCGCAACCGCTACGACAGCGCAATTTATAAAGCCCGTTTGAAGAAAAACGGCGTTAAGGTTCTTTCCGCTATGGAGAACTTGAACGGATCGCCGGAAAGTATCATCATGGAAAGCCTGCTTGAAGGCATGGCGGAATATTACAGCGTTGAATTGTCGCAGAAGATCACGCGCGGCATGAGAGAAAACGCCTTGAAGGGTAAGGCGCTGGGCGGTCAGCGCGTATTGGGGTACAAGGTCAATTCCGATTGCTATTTTGAGATTGACGAAACAACCGCGCCCGTTGTCGTTGATATTTTCAAGCTGTACAGCAGCGGCAAGACGGTAAAAGAAATATGCGATATTCTCAACGCTCGCGGCGTGAAAACGGCTCGCGGCGGCGCGTTCAATAAAAATAGCCTGCATACTATCTTGACGAACAAGAAGTACATAGGCATTTACAAAACAAAGTATGGGGAGATCGTCGGCGGCATTCCGGCGATCATCGACAAGGAATTATTTGAAATGGTGGCGTTGCGTATGGAGCAAAACAAAAAAGCCCCCGCAAGAGCGAAGGCGGAAATAAACTATTTGCTTTCAACAAAGCTGTTTTGCGGTAAATGCCGCTCCGCTATGGTTGGAGAAAGCGGCACAAGCAAGACGGGCAAGAAGTATTATTACTATGCCTGCGTCAAGAAGAAGCGTGAAAAGGCCTGCGACAAAAGTAACGTGAAAAAAGACTGGATCGAAGATTTAGTGATCCAGCGTACCGTTACGGACATTCTGAAAGACGATGTTATAGAGAAGATCGCGGATCGGCTTGTTGAATTGCAGAAGGCGGAAGCCGCCGAAAGCGGGACAATGCTTTATTTGCAAAACTCCCTTGCTGAAATTCAAGTTTCTATCAAAAACATTATGACCGCGATCGAAAAGGGGATCATAACCGAAAGCACAAAAACCCGCTTGACCGAATTAGAGGACGAAAAGCGCAACGTTGAAATAGAGATTGCAAAAGAAAGCATTGCGCGGCGGATCA